CAAACGCGCATCCGTGGCCAAAATGGCGATGGGGGGTGCAACGAAAAAACGACCATTCGAAATGAAGGAATATTCCGTGCCAGAAGCTGATCTTGGCTCTGCTGACCTCGGTGTTGCCGGTCGCCGGCTTGCAGTCGAATACCGGCCCCTCGATGCGCTGGTGCCCTATGCCCGCAATGCCCGCACCCATTCGGACGCTCAGGTCGCCGAGATCGCCGGCTCGATCCGTGCGTTCGGTTTTACCAATCCGGTGCTGATCGCCGAGGACGGCACATTGATCGCCGGCCATGGAAGGGTGTTGGCCGCGCGCAAGCTCGGCATGGATCAGGTGCCGACCATCGTGCTGTCGGGTCTTTCGGAAACCCAACGCCGGGCGCTGGTGCTGGCGGACAACCGCATCGCCATGAATGCCGGCTGGGACGAGGAATTGCTCGGGCTCGAACTGTCCGACCTGCAGGAAGCGGGCTTTGATCTCGGCCTGACCGGCTTCGGCGACGATGAGCTGCAGAGCCTTCTTTACGGCAATCGCGATGAACAGGATGGGCTGACCGAGGACGACGCTATTCCCGAGACGCCCGCAACGCCGGTCACGCGGCGCGGCGATCTCTGGCTGATGGACGGCCACCGGCTGCTCTGCGGGGACTCCACCGATGGCGCCGACGTCACCCGGTTGATGGCGGGCGAGCGGGCGGCACTGTTTGCCACCGACCCACCCTATCTCGTCGACTATGACGGAACCAACCATCCGACAAAGAAAACCGCCTCGGCGCGGGCGAAGAAAATCGCCAACAAGGATTGGGGCGAGGATTACATCGAGCAGCCGCACTGGGACGATTCCTCGCAAGGGCCGCAATTCTACGAGGCCTTCTGCAAGGTGGCGATCGAGCATGCCATTGCCGAGGATGTCGCCTGGTACTGCTGGCACGCCTCGCGCCGCCAACGCATGCTGGAAACCGTCTGGGACCAGTTCGACGTCCTGCATCACCAGCAGATCATTTGGGCCAAATCGCGCCCGGTGCTGACGCGCTCGGTGATGCTGTGGGCGCATGAGCCGTGCCTGTTCGGATGGCGTCGCGGCAAGAAGCCCCGCATCAACCGCGAGGGGTTCGACAGCTGGCCGACCACGGTGTGGAACATTCCGTCGTCGGAGATCGAGACCCGGGAGCATCCGACCTCGAAGCCGGTGCGCGTGTTCACGCTGCCGATGCAGCTGCACACAAGACCGGGCGACATCTGCTACGAGCCGTTCTCCGGTTCTGGCTCGCAGCTGATTGCCGGCGAGAAGACCGGCCGCCGCGTCTATGGCCTCGAACTGTCGGAGGCCTTCTGCGATGTGGTCGTCAAGCGCTGGCAGGCATTCACCGGCAAGGCGGCCACGCTCGATGGCGACGGCCGCCGCTTTGATGAGATCGCCGCCGATCGAGTGCCTGATGCCGGGACCGCGACCAGGGATGCGGCAGCGGCATGAAGCAATCCCGCACCATGTCTCTGGTGGAGGCTTTCGCCAATGTCGCCGTCGGCTATGGCATTGCCGTGGTGACGCAGATGCTGGTGTTCCCGCTGTTCGGATTGTCCACCACGCTCACCGACAACATGGCCATGGGCGCCATCTTCACCGTGGTCTCGATCGTGCGCTCCTTCACGCTGCGGCGGCTGTTCGAGGCAATCCGGATGAGGAGCGCCAGATGATCGACCGCTGCCCCGAAGGGACGGCGGCCATCAACATGTCGGGGTCCGGTGCGTCAGGCGGGGAGTTTGTACACGCGTCCCCGGTTCTCGATCTTCTCGGAGGTCACTTCGAGCCCGAGCTTCTTCTTCAGCGCACCCGCCATCGCACCGCGCACCGTGTGCGACTGCCAGCCGGTCGCGGCCATGATCTCTTCGATGGTCGCGCCGTCCGGCGCGCGCAGCATGGCGATCAACGTTGCCTGCTTGGTGCCCTCGCGTGGCGTCCGCACCTGCGCGCCTGTGGCCGCCGTGGGCGCGTTGTCGGCAACTGTGGCGTCATGGTCCGCACCGTCGGCAGACGCGCCCGTGTCGCCGCCTGTGGCGGAACGTGGCGCATCCGGTTCCGGCAGTTCGTCCGGCTCGATGCCGATGGCGGCGAGGCCGGCATCGGTGATGACCAGCGTGGTGCCGTGTCCATCGCCGGTTTCGCGCCAGACCGGGTCGCTCAGATGCGGCTGGAAGGCGATGCGCCGCGCCTCGACCTCTTCGAGCAGGCCCTTGGTGATCATGGTGTCGACCACCCTGGTGGCGGCAGCACCCTTGAGATTGGCCGGCAGCGGCAAGGCGATGCGGTCGTCGCGCTGGGCGGCGGCGTTCAGGATAACGGCTTGGGTCTCGGAAAGCTTGGTCATCGTTGGCTCCAGTATCGGGGCGCGCTGGATGCAGGCCCTTCTACGAGGTCAAGCCCGCCAGTCGGCGGGCGGGACCGGGAGCGGGTCGTCTCACTCGGCGTATTCGCCTTCGCGGAACGCCATGTCGGTGATCTCGCGCAGCTTGGCGCGGTAGTGGTTGAGTGTGCCGACATGGCCCCAGTCGATCTCGTCGGGGTCGGTGTCGAAATGCTCCGCGCTGAGCGCCGACAGGCGTTCGAGCATGGCGTCGATCTCGAACTTCGCGGCGAGGAAGGCGTCGATGGCTGTGGCTCGGGTCTTGGACTGGTTGCTGTTCGTCATGGCTGTTTCCTTCATCCTGGCAATCACAGTCATGCTCTGAACGACGAGATCATCAACCGGATAAGACGATCATTTTGTTGCTGTTTTTGACGCCGGCGCCGCTGCAACGCTGGCGCAGGGAGTTTTGACATGGCGGGACGCAAGCCGCTGCCGACACATCTGAAGCTGGTGAAGGGCACGGCCCGTCCGCATCGGCTGAACAAGGCCGAGCCGAAGCCGGTGGTGGCGACACCCGAACCGCCGGATCACCTCGACGAGGCAGCCAGCGACAAGTTCACGGAGATGGCAGAGTTGCTGGCCCGCCACGGCGTGATGACGGAATTGGATACCGGCGCGCTCGCCCGCTACGTCGTGATCTGGCGGCGCTGGCTGGATGCGGAAGCTGAAGTGAAACGCCGTGGGCCGGTGGTGAAGACGTCGAACGACAACATCATCCAGAACCCGTTCCTGGCCGTCGCCAACAAATGCCTGGCGCAGATGGCGCAGATCGAAAGTGAGTTCGGGCTGACGCCATCCAGTCGCTCGCGCATCCGCATGGCCGAGCCGGCCGAGACCGCCGACCCATTCGAGGACTTTTTGACCCGTGGTAGAAAAGCGTAAATCCGGATCGGCGAGGAAAGCGCCGTCCTGTCCGGTCGAGGCGTACGCGCGCGCTGTCGCCAGCAGCAAGATTGTTGCCGGGCGCCTGGTGCGGCTTGCCTGCGAGCGTCATCTCGCCGATCTAAAGATGGGCGCCAAGCGCGGCCTGGTCTGGGATGGCGCTGCGGCACGCCATGCGATCGACTTCTTCGGTCATCTCCGCCATTCGACCGGCGAATGGGCCGGCGAGCCGTTCGCGCTGCAGCCCTGGCAGCAGTTCGTCGTCGGTTCGCTCTATGGCTGGAAGCGAAAGAATGGGCTGCGCCGTTTCCGTACAGCTTACGTCGAGGTGGCGAGGAAGAACGGCAAGTCGGTGCTGCTGGCCGGCACGGCGCTTTATGCCTTGATTGCCGATGGCGAGCCCGGCGCGCATGTCTATTCGGCGGCAACGACACGGGATCAGGCGAGGATCGTCTTTGGCGAGGCCGAGCGCATGGTGGCGGCAAGCAGCGCCCTGCAGGCAAGGATCACCAGGACGGTGAACAATCTGGCGGTGCTGCCAACCTCGTCCTGGTTCCGGCCGTTGTCAGCGGATGCCACCAAGATGGACGGCCTGAACATTCATTTTGCCGCCGTCGACGAGGTGCATGAACATCCTGGACCCGAGATCATCCAGAAGCTCAACACCGCGACGGGTGCTCGGCGGCAGCCACTGATCTTCGAGATCACCACGGCGGGTTATGATCGCCATTCCGTTTGTCGCCAGCATCATGAGTTCTCGGTCAAGGCGCTGGAGGGCACGGTGCCGACAGACTCGTCCGACAGCTGGTTCGGCTATATCGCCACCATCGACGACGGCGACGATTGGACTAACCCCGCCGTCTGGGTGAAGGCAAACCCGAGCCTCGGCGTCACCGTCAAGGTCGACGATCTCAAGCGCCAGATCGACGAAGCAAAAGAAATGCCGGCGCAGCAGAACGCGATCCGCCGGCTGAGATTGAACGAATGGACCGAACAGGTCACGCGCTGGCTCGACATGGCGGTGTGGGAAGAAGGTGGCCTGCCAGCCGCCGCCGACTGGCGCATCGTCAAACACGAGCTGGAGGAACTGGAAAGCAAGCTGCTCGGCCGCGAATGCTATGGCGGGCTTGATCTTGCCCGCGTCAATGATCTGTCGGCCTTCGTGCTGTTGTTTCCGCCGACGCTGGACGACGATCTCGGCATGCTTGCCGACAAATGGATTGTGCTCAGCCGCTTCTTTATCCCGGAGGACGACATCCTGCGTCGCGTTCGCCGCGACCGCGTGCCCTATGATGTCTGGCGTGATCAGGGATTCTTGACCGCCACGCCCGGCAACGCCACCGACTTCGCCTTCATCGAGAAAGAAATCCTCGAACTGGCGTCCCGTTACGATCTGCGCGAGCTGTCTTATGACCGAACCTTTGCTGGGGAAATCGTCCAGCACCTTCTGGATGAAGGGCTGGCTCTCGTCCAGTTCGGCCAGGGGTTTTTGAGCATGGCCGCGCCGACGGCGGAACTGGAGCGGCTGTCGGTGTCACGCTCGCTCTGGCATGGCGGCCATCCAGTGTTGCGCTGGAACGCTTCCAACGTCGCCGTGCGTCATGATCCGGCCGGTAATATCAAGCCCGACAAGGAGCGATCGAGCGAACGCATCGACGGCATTGTCGCGATCTGCAACGCGCTCGGCCGGGCAGTAGCCCGAGACGTCAATGCCGGCCGCTCGGTCTATGAGGTTCTGGCGCGTCGGCGCGCGCAGGCTGCACAGGCCAGCGCGGCATAGGCGCAAATAGGCGCGCAAGAGGTCCTTATAGATGCTGGAGTTTTTCAGCCGCCTTGCGGATCGCATCCGCGCGGCGCGTCGAACGAGCGAGCCGCTAACAAGGCCTAGCGACCCGCGAATTCGGCCTATAGTCCGCACGGTCGCTGGCGTGAACGTCACGCCGGATACCGCGGTCACGGTCCCTGCCGTGTGGGCTTGTCTGCGGTATCTGTCGCAAACGGTCGCGATGCTGCCGTGGCGGGTGATGCAGGAGACGCCGAGCGGTGGGGTTCTGTCGCCGACGCACCGTGTCGACTGGCTGATCCGGAAGCGACCCGCGCCGGAATGGTCGTCGTTCCAATGGCGCGAGACGCTGACCCATTGGGCGCTCCGCTGGGGCAACGGATACGCAGAGATCGAGCGGGATGCG